TCACTGATTCGCTATCAGTGTCGAAGATATCCGAACTACTTTTATTATCGACTACTTGCGTCAAGCTTAATGCTCTGCGGCTATCATTCGGTAACGCGCTGCGTTCCTTAGCTGCTTCAAGCGCATCCTTAACAGAAACTTTGTCACTTATGTTCACGTCGAGCTTGTCTCCGTACAGACTGTTATTGTACTTTGAAGCTATCCAACGCCTAGCGTCAATCCTATTTCTAGCCCTAGCGCCCGAATCACTATCAGCAATTTCGACTACTTCGGAGACTAACACTTCCGCCATCGATTGTTTAGCCCAAACGTACGCTTTTGATAGTTCAGGCGACAAACTAAGGATTTTCATAAACACAGAGGCGGTCACGTCATGTCTTAAAAGCGCCGCTTTATAATATTGGCCATTGGCTACGTCGTCTATGACGTCACGTGCAATTTGTTCTAATTCTGGTGTCAATTCGTGGATATCATAAGCCACTAGCACATTGGCGCCGAAAATATCATCAATACTCATATACCCTCAAAATACCTCAATAAGCTTATTAAGCCAAAGACGCACACTACAAATAGATAGTGAGCTACTTAAGCCAATCGGTTGATTAGAATTGTGGTTGATTAGAATTGTGGTTGATTAGAATTGTGGTTGATTAGAATTGTGGTTGATTCGCACCCAATATGCTGTGACGTGTTAGCCGTAACAATGTGACGGGTATTGATACGACTTAAGTCTTTGTTATTATTCATTTGTTACGGGTTTACACCTATTACTACATATAATACGTATATATATACATGTAAGGTCATACATATACCTAAAACACCATATAAAAAGTTTTTTTTCGTGCAAAAACCCGTCACACCCGTAACAAGTCAATGATATCAACACGTTATGGCGAAAAATACCCGTAACACTGCTACGGGTTTACGATTACACAGTACGTTGGCCTATTTATTTCAATAACTTAAGGCGTATTTAGGCGTATCAAACATCTAGTCATCGCGCCTAAAACTTAGACAGCCCGTAACAATCAAACAAAAACAACTACTTAGCACCTGTAACAACGATTTCTTAACATAACTGCCGACAAGTTCGACGCCTTATGGCCCTAAGGTGTTAAGAATTCCAATGGCTTAAGTCGTGGCACGGCTTTAGCAGTACCTAACAACATGATGAACGCCACATTAAGTAACAATTTCGCCCTTAAACGTAGACCAACACTTGTCCAAAGAACTGGTCTCTTAACCTCTAACCGTGAAGCTAAATCAAGCAAGGGCCTCAAAGCCTCACAATCGCCTCAAATCGATTTAGAGCTCTTGAAGCGTCAGATAGTAGCCGCTGCGGCTTCAAACGATCTAAGGCTATTTGAAGCCCTTACACGTCGATATGACCAAGCTAGTTAAGCGAAACAAAGAAAAGGATTAAAGATTATGAAAGATAAAAGTAAAAAATCAGTTTACGAAATCGTAACGCAGTCAATCATTGAAAAGCTAGAATCAGGCGTAGCGCCGTGGAAAAAGCCGTGGAAAGGTGGATCGCACGGTGAACCACGCGCTTACTACAGTCCTTCTAAAGATTTAGTTATGATGCCTGAAATTGGCTTTTTCAAAACCTCGGAAGGATACCATTGCACACTATTCCACGAATTAACCCATTCAACGGGGCACACTGCCCGATTGAATAGAGACGGCATTACGGCGGCTAACGCGCGTTTCGGTTCAGAGGTGTATTCTAAAGAAGAATTAGTCGCTGAACTTGGCGCAGCTTTTTTGTGCGCGTCATGCGGTATTGAGACTCAAGAAGAACAAAACGCCGCTTACATAGAAGGATGGCTTAAGGCTTTGAAATCAGATTCTAAGCTCATATTTCAAGCTGCTAGCGCTGCTCAAAAAGCTGCCGATCTAATTTTAGATATAAATCCCGTTGATTATGGATCTGAAAAGAAAATTAAGAAGAAAGGAAAGTCTAAAAATGTTGCTTAAAAAACTTAACATCAAACGCCTAGTAGCGTTAGTGGTTCTTCTTTGGATATTGGCGCTATTAAGCGTCTTTGTCTTTCAACCCGATGCGGCTTACTTATCTGAATACTGCGAACAAGCAACAACCGAGCAATGTGATACAGCAATGTTTGAAGGGAAATTCTAATATGACTAACTTAAAATGCGACATGACCAAAGACTGCCAAAAACCCGTAAGTTTCATTGACGTGAAAGGATTCGTATACTGCGAATGCCATGGACTTCAGCGCCAGAGCTACACAAGAGCACGCAAGCTGACCCCCAAAGAACTCGAAACAATACAGCAAGGCAAGCAAATCAGTTACGAGAAACGCCGAAATAAATATAGAATCGAGTACACTCCTAACGGCAAGGTATGTATAACAGATGCGTGGTTAACTGATTACGTCATTTTCTATGATCACAAGCCTGCTTGGGCTCATGACGGGGTTTTTTACAGATTACCAAAATACATAACAGAAAAATTAGATCTAATGGCTAAAAGACATTTTGAATCACAAAGGAAAGGTAAGGCTTAACATGGCACAAAATCCGCAGCGTAAAAGGTCAATGCTATTCGAAGCGGTATACAATTATGGCCGCGTAGAATTCCTTCCAGTGAACGATGAGGCTAAGGCTATAGCAGTCATTGCAAAGAAAAAGCATCTAAGTAAAGCGAACCTAGAGGCTCTAATAACCATTGGCCACAGGGTCACTTTTACGCAAGACTGCCTCAACCGTCTATTTGGATGACAGACCGACCAAACTTTCGACAAATCCCTGAACTTTAATTTCCGCGTCGGCCTAACAAGCCGGCGCTTTTTTGTTCCCAAAAATTCCCGTCGCTCGTTTCCCCCACGATTTCGAACACTTCAAATTTTTCAAACTCGGCGAGTGGTTTTCACCCTTGCCCTTGCTGCAAAGCACATGTATATAGGTTTTGCGATGCTTAAACAAAAAGAACAAAGATATATCAGGCACATTAAATCAGGCGAGTTGATTGAAGTTGAAGTCAGAACCGAGATGACCGACGAAGTCCCGTTGACCGACGAGGACCGCGCTGCCAACGAGGGTGATAGGCTGTACGATCAGCAAAAGGAAGACATGTGATGTTTGGAGAATTCAACAGTCAAGGGCTGCACTACACTGTCACGCTCATTATTTTCACTGCATCGCTCGTTTGGCTTATTATAAGAAAGGGCTGAGAAAATGACCCCCGCACAGAGAATCAAAATAGCGCACGATGCTTGCGAGGCATTGGAGACATGTAAAATATATTGGAGCTGTGAGGCTATTACTGCATCTAGTTGCGGCTATGAAACAGCAAAGGAATATTCTTACTTTTGGTTTGAGAGCAGAGGATTGATCGTTAAAGACATTGAAGGGACTGGTTGGCTTAAACGTAAAAACCCCAGAAAACAAGACAAGCACCACCGCATCCTAGCAATATTAACATGGGCGTACTGCCCTGAGGAGATGAGGCCGTGAATGGCTTGGATTTATTTAGCGGAATCGGAGGAATCTCCGAAGCCCTTAGCCCTTGGGTCAAAACAATTGCCTACTGTGAAGTCGAGCCGAAATCTCGCGCTATCCTTCTATCACGTATGTATCGAGGGGAAGTGGACCCAGCCCCAATCTGGGACGATGTCTTCACTCTTTCAGGACGACACATTGACGTTCCTATCGACATCATTTCCGGTGGCTTTCCCTGCACGGATATTAGTCTTGCAGGACTGCGTAAAGGCATTCGCTCAGATAGATCGGGTCTTTTCTGGGAAGTTGTCAGGCTTACAAAAGAAAAAAGACCTTCGTTTGTTTTTCTCGAAAACGTATGGCCAGGAGTTAGAAAGTTTGTCCCGACAATCAGGTATCAATTTGAAAGCCTTGGGTACACTGTTAGAGATGGATTCATTGCCGCACGCGATGTTGGAGCTCCGCACAGAAGACAAAGGTGGTTCATGCTTGCCTACTCCAATGAAAACAAGCGTAGGTTATATGAATCAAAAAAACGGAAGCAAAACACTAATGCTATCCCACCTGTGGAAATTCGGCATGATCCCAACAAAGCAGAGATTTGGCAGCAACCAGGGCGGGGCGAATGGCAGGATCGGCAAGGTGAGGTACAGTCTTTGGAGTCTTTGGCGCATGGGGAAAATGCCGACCCCAACGAAACGGGATTACAAGGATCGGGGCTGCCAATCAGAACTAAAACGAAAGAGTCCGAGCTTGCCGACTTATTGGACTGTAACGACTGGGACGGTCTTGCCGCCTTCTTTTGTCGAATTGATAATGGGCTACCGCTTAGGAACTACCGCATTGGAGCCTTGGGCGACTCCGTTGTCCCGCAACAAGCAAGAAGAGCGTTCGAAATTTTAATGGGAATAAAGGAGCAACCAGATGAAAAATAACAAAAGACCGAGTTTCTATTTATTCTCAATGTGCAAAGTGTGTAATTCTTTAAATATTACCAAGGTCTCGGATGAAAACATTTGTTTTGTATGCCGCTCAGAACTTCCGCTTTTGAATTTGATGAGCGCTAAAGAGCTTCAGGATTTTACAAACACAATCCAAATGACTGTTCACCAAGTTGTTGAGAGTGGCGAAAAATGACCACTAAAACACCAGAAGAACGGGCTAAGGACATATTCGATAGGTCACACAATCCAGCATCGCCGCACTTAATTGATATGATTGCCGAAGCCATCCGAGAATCCGAGCAACGTGGTGTCGAGAAGCCATGGCCTACGATCGGAGAATTTGAAGATGCTTATTACAAATGGGAAAAAAGCCAGAACGAAATAGTTTTAGCAAACCAGCCATCTTTACCTGCTGATTGGGCGTATCATTACCTAACCCAGCACGCAGCACCTAAGGCGGCGGTGAGCGAGGAATACTGTGATTCTTGGTTTTCTTGGGCCCAAAAAAGGGACGAAGAATCTCTAAATGATGCAGAAGTTAGTCTCGATGGATTGTCTTATGACGATGTTATTGAGTGGAATGATAAGGCTAGGCGCGAAGGTTTTCTTAAAGCATTATCAACTATGTCCATAACTACTTTGTCTAGCGCAGCCCTACAATCCCACAAAGCGCAGGACGTTTCGATTTTGGTTTTAGAAGTTATTAAGGAGCAAGACGATGCTAAGTGACGGGCGATTAACTGAAATACTCCAAGACGACGACCCAATTGATTGCTCAACTTCTAGGATTGACAACGTAGAGCTTCACAGCATGTGCACAGAACTACAACTACGCCGAGCCCATGACACTGCACACGACAAGAGCTACATTAGATTGCTAGTTGATAATCACATATTGAAGCAGAAGTTAAAGGAGCGAGACGATGCTAAGTGACAGTATGAAGCTAGACACCAATCGCCTAGTGAGCCTTGCGAAAAAGCACGGCCTTACGAAGCTACTAGAAGAGGTTGAGTATGTGGTTTTAAAAGCTACGCTCAATAAAGCCTCGTCAGTTGCCGAAGCCGCCAAACAACTTGGCCTTGCGGACTCTACGACGCACAATAAAATTAAGATCTACGGGCTCAAAGGGCCAATGGATGTCAGAGGCGAGCCGAACAATTCAAGTATCAAGATGCAAATTAGAAGTTTGAAGCGAAACGGTATGCGCTCAATAGAGATCGCCAGGACTCTGAAGGTTAAACCGCAACTAGTGTACAATACGTTGAGGACAAAATGATGAAAGCAAATAGCAGAACACGGATGCCCGATCTATCGGCTAAGCAGCAGCCTGTGGCCGAAGCGCTTTACAGGCAAGGACTTGGTACAAGTAGAATCGCGATCAAACTTGAAGTCAGGCAAGACAGCGTGCATAAATATATAACGTCTTTGGGAATCATGAGAAAGCGCCATGAGCGCGTAAAGAAGGAGATCGCAAATGAGCGAAGTTAAATGCCCATCGTGCGGCGCAGTAAGTGTAATATCGGAAGCTATTGTCAGAAGAAAAGTCAATGGTGAAACGGTTGAGTTGAAAGCCGAAGCTGTCATGTGTTTGCCTGAAAATTGCGGGATGGGATATATCACTGCAAAAGGTGCTAGCGAAGTAGAACAAGAATTGGCTAAATTGAGAGGGGAATCAAATGGATCTAAATAACAGGAAATTGACTGATCAAAACGCAGCTAGGTCTAAATTTATAAACAAAGTCAGACTAGCTAAGCATCAATATAACGTTACTCATCGGACTGAGCGTAGAGAATGGAACGTCTTACTGCAGACAGTTATGGTTTGGGAAGGGTACGACATAAAACCCATTTACGATTGGAAAACTTGCAAGCGCGAACGAAGACTTATGTTTTTGAAAATGATTACGACCGGAAAGTCACTTACCCGAACGGGTGTGGGATTTGGCACGCCAAAAGGTTCGAAACCGGAAATCATTGCACGCAAACTAGTTGTCAACACAAACGCTTACGAGCACGTAAGAAGCCCTTGGGTTGTAAATAAGAACAGTTAGGCTTTTGACGCTTCCCAGCCCCACACCACGCTTTCCTATGCCAAAATTGTGTCATGGGAAGGCCCAAGGGGACCCGCAGGAGTTATCAGGCTATGCGGCGCAATTTATTAGCTAAGTACAAACAGAATTCTCTCGCGAGAGGAATCACGTTCGCCATAAGTGACGCGCATTTCTTCAAATTACTTGGATCGGATTGCACATATTGCAGCGCCCCACCAACCACTAGCGCCGCGAAGTGGCTTGGTTGTGTTATCTTAGATAGAGATTTTAAACTTAACGGCATCGACAGAGTCGACAACACTAAGGGTTATGTGAAAGGCAACGTGGCTGCGTGTTGCTCTAAATGCAATTACATCGAGAGAAGTATGAGCATCAAAGAGCTATACTTGCACGTCATAAAGATGCTACCGAATCTTAGAAAATTGACAGGTAAAAAGCGTTGACAACTCAAGCGCCCGTGATAGATCTGCCTTTTTCGAACGAGGCCGATTTAGTTAACCCGCGCATCTGTATTCTATCTCCCCCGATAATAGAGCGATTTTAAATCGGCCTCGCTTGATATTCTCACCCCTCACCTATAAATTCAACTCTGTGAAGATTTTAGCAGGAATCCCTATTTACTCGCTTAAAGACGCCGAGAGTGTGGAAAAACTTAACGAGTATATATTTAGGTGCACACAGAATTGGTGGGGCGCCGACTTCATAAGAACTAACGCTCACTATTTCAAAAATTTCGAGACACAATCCGAGCGCGTTGTTAGGAAGTTTGGCACCACTAAATTAATGGCTCAGTTAATGAATGAGTGTGGCTACGACATAGACCAAAAAACTATAGAAAATTGGAAACGCTTCACGCACAAGCGCCAAAAGTATCTTTGCAACGGAAGAATTCCCGCGCATTGGATGCACCCCATACTCGTCACTGCTCGGCTGCAAGGTATTGTATTAGACCACAATGACGTTAGCCCTAAGTTAATGTTCGCCCCTTCTTTGAGGACGCGACTTTTACACCGTGCCGAGGCCCACTGTCTATGAAAAAACTAATCTGCGGCATCGACCCCGGCTACAGTGGGGCGATATGTTTCTACGATCCGTTACTCAATGTTATTGAATTTATATCAGATATGCCTCTTGTCGGGACGGGAACGAAACATAAAAAAAGTGGGAAAGAAAAGCAGCAATTAGATCTTTACAAATTTTGCGAAATCGTGAGAGAGTGGGCACCGCAAACTCTTTACTGCGTGATTGAAAAAGTCGCAGCCGGGAGTAAGCAGGGGGTTTCTAGTATGTTCAGGTTCGGGGAAAATTTCGGTCAGTTGCAAGGTGTCTGCGCAGCCAATGGTCTAGCTATTCACTTCACGCCCCCGAGTGTGTGGAAGGTCCAAATGGATTTATCACGTGACAAAAAACTATCAATCAAGATGGCCAAAGAGTTATTTCCGAAAAACAAAGAACATTTCAAAAGAGTAAAAGACGACGGGAGAGCCGAAGCTGCTTTGTTAGCCAAGTACGGCGTTAGATTGCTTGCTAGAACTTTTTAAATATCAAGACGTAGGGAGTCGATGGCTCGCTGAACGAAAATACGGACTTCTAGCTGACGAAATGGGCTTGGGGAAATCCGCTCAGCTAGTCACGGCTTGCGACATTGTAGGGGCCGATAGGTTTTTTCTGGCGTGCCCAAGCGTTGCTCGTGCAAATTGGCTTAATGAGTTTGAAAAGTTTTCTAATAAGAAAAGAAAAATAAAAGTTTACTACGACGGAATGCAAGAGCCGCCCGAAGAAGATGAGTCTGTTATCATATCCTACGACCTTCTCCCAAAGTACAAGTACAAAGGCCGTTTCGGGGCGATGATCTTAGACGAATTTCACATGCTAAAAAATCCAGAGGCCAAAAGGACGAAAGCCGCACTAGGTAAAACGGGTTGCGTGCATCAGTCAGATAGAATTTGGGTGGCCACTGGAACTCCGATGCCTAACAATGCTTCTGAGCTTTGGGTGCTTTTGTATCTATTCGGGAAAACAAAACTAGGATATGACGTTTTTATAGAAAGATATTGCACCACTTTCTTCGCCCACGGGAAGAAGAGAGTCACGGGAACTAAAAAACACATGATACCGGAGCTTCATACTCTCATAAGCTCCGTGATGCTACGACGCATGAAGGATGAAGTTATGAAAGATTTACCAAAACTGTCTTGGCATGACATGGTCTGTGAACCCGGAGAGGTCGACATTAAGAATGATCTATCTCTATACCCTCGTTACGAGTTGAACGTCGAAAACGGCAAAGAGCTTATGATGCGTGAAGTAGCTAGAGAAAGACATATCCTAAATGAAATGTACGATAGAGTTCAGCCGCCGACCGTAGGCCCGACCGGAGATCAAATAGGTAAGTTCGAGAATATCACAAGTCAAGTAGCAACAAACTTCCAAACTCTAAGACGTTACACGGGACTAGCTAAAGTTGACATGGCGGCTCACGTCATAAGTCAATTCATAGATACGGGGCGCGAAGAAAAGCTTGTGGTGTTCGCCTATCATCTCAGCGTCATTGAGAATCTCAAAGAAAAAATAAAAAAATACAAGCCCGTTATCGTTACAGGGGGGACGCCAGGAAAAAGGCGACAAGACCAAGTCGATAAGTTCTATGACAATCCTAAGTGTAAGGTTTTTCTAGGACAAATCACTGCCGCAGGCACGGCGATCACACTGACAAACGCGAAGGTGGCTATCTTTGTAGAACAGGATTGGGTGCCCGCCAACAACGCTCAAGCCGCGATGCGCATCCATAGGCTTGGACAAACTGAGAAATGTACAATATTAAATTTGGTACTAGACTGTCCAGTTGACAGGAGAGTTGCGGCTGCGAACAAACGTAAAATAAAAGAGATATTGGGCGTTCTAGCGGGCGTGCCGGTGTCGCAGTCTGAGAGGACTGAAGAGCTTAGGCCGCCGAAACATATTCCCGTCACGAGGGAGTTCAATGGTAGGACGATAACTAGAGACGAAATGATTGAAAACAAAAAGAAGAGGAAATCGAAATGACAATTAAAATTCACTTTGAAGCGCAAACCGTACAGGAACTAATGAGCCACGTTCAGGACTTTCTTTGTGGCCAAATTATCCCCAGCAAAAAAGATCCTATCGAACAGCTAGATCCCGCAGGCGTTGTAGGGACTGAAGCCGACATGCCTGTTGAAAAAACAAGAGTTAAAGCGAAGGCCAAAGGTAAGGGTAGACCTAAAAACAAAGAGCCTGAGCCGATGGAGAGAGATGGCGTCACTCAAATCGAAGACCCTATCCACGGCAAAGAGAAAGAAGATATCCCTGTACCAATTCCTGCGGTCGGGGGCAAAGGCTCCGAAGCTGAAACTCTACTGCGCCAACTTGCGGCTAAAGACTTGAAGAAAGCTTATACAGTCCTAGAAAAATACGATGCAACTAAGTGGTCCGATATAGATCCTAGCGACTACGCAGCGGTTGAGAAGGAGTGCCGAGAGCTTTTAGCTTAAGGTTTTCCCCAAATGAGACTAAGTAAAATAACTCTTGTGGCCGAACGAGTAGAGATCGAAAACTATTCGTCGCACGATAAAAAGGTGGTTCTAGAAAACGTAAACATTATCGATATGTTTAAAGGCATGTCTGATGACGAAAAAAATCTCGTAATACAATCTCTCGGCATTGAGACTCAAGATTTAGCCTGCGGAGAGTGCGGCGCGGAGATTGTGATATGAGCGGGCCAACAGCACACTCCATTATCGGAGCAAGCGGAATGCACAGGTGGGAGAACTGCCCCGGATCTGTGAAATTAAGCGAAGGCATAAGAAGCACTACGAGTGTTTACGCTGAAGAAGGGATTAAAGCCCACGATTTGGCCGCTGAAGTTTTGATGGGAAATATCAAACTAAGTGATTTAGATTGTGATGCAGAGATGAAAGGTGCCATCAAGGTGTACGTTGATCACTGTCTCGATAAGAAGACAGAGTGCAATGCCGAGATGTTAGTTGAGCACCGATTCGATCTTTCTAGTATTCACGAAGGTTGCTTTGGCACGGGCGACTGCGTTTTATATGATGGGAGAGAGAAACATCTTTACATTTACGATTTCAAGTACGGAGCGGGCGTACCGGTTGAAGCCGAAGACAATTCGCAGCTAAAATACTACGGACTCGGGGCTCTTTTATCTACAGGTCATGAATGCGAGAATATCACAGTGGGTATTATTCAGCCACGTTGCGAGCACGAAGATGGGTTCATAAGAGAACACACGATCGACATTCTTGAGCTCACGGAGTTCGCGAGGGTTCTGAATAAAGCTGCAGCAGCTACGCGAGCGCCAGACGCACCTTTGAAAGAAGGGAGTTGGTGCCGTTTCTGTCCAGCAAAAGCCATCTGTCCTGAGTTCAGAGAGAAAGCTAACATCGCAGCGGCTAGAGTTTTTACGCCGGCAGCCCCTTACGATGTCGATAAGCTCGCAGAGACTTTAGTGATGCTGCCTTCTCTGAAAGCTTGGCTTAACAGTTTAGAAGAGTTCGCTATCACAGAGATGAAGCATGGCGTGAAGATACCTGGATACAAACTCGTCGATAAGAGAGCCAATCGTAAATGGATTGATGAAGTTAAGGCAAGCGAAGTTCTCCAAGAGAAATACAAAATTGAAGAGAAGGACGCCGTTGTTAAGAAACTGATAACGCCGGCCCAGATGGAAAAGCTCTTGCCAAAGGGAGCGAAGAAAGACGAGCTATTTACGTCACTCTTCAGCGCCGAATCTAGCGGTGTAACTTTGGCACCTGAAAGTGACAGACGACTTCCGGCCAATGTCTCACCGGCGGACGTTTTTAAAAAATTAGAGACAGAAGACCAACCGTACTAAGAAATGAAAAACAGAAAAACAAGGAGATAAAAAATGCAAGACGTAACACCGGAATTTAGAATGAGTTTCCCAAACCTTTTCGAACCAAGGTTCAATGACCTAAGTAAGAAAAACGAGTTCTCAGTAGTAGCTCTTTTCCCTAAAGGGACTGATCTATCTGGACTTGAAAAGCTTATGGTAGCCGCATGTGAAAAGAAGTGGGGACCGAACAAAGACAAGTGGCCTAAAGGACTTCGCTCACCGATCAGAGATCAAAGCGAGAGAATTGAAGCAGCTAAGTCTAACGACAAGCCTTCGCCTGAAGGTTACGAAGAGGGAGCTAAGTTTTTGAATCTTAGATCCGTCAACCGCCCTGGCGTTGTCGATCAGAATGTTAAACCAATCATCGACCCAGGTCAGATCTATCCAGGCTGCTGGGGTACAGCTTACATCAGCGTGTACGCCTATGATCAAGCCGGTAATAGAGGGGTGGGTTTCGGTCTTCAACACGTACAAAAGACTCGTGACGGCGATCCTCTTGGCGGAAGAGTTCGCGTAGAAGATGCATTCAAAGCGGTTGAAGGTGCTGACGAAGTTTCTTCGAGCTCCGACGCTAGTTCTATTTTTTCGTAGAAAAAGTTTTCAGCCTTTCGCCCTACGGGGCGAGGGGCCGCGTTATTAAGAGAGGGGTAATTCATGGCCGTTATGCATCTAGACTACGAAACGCGGGGCGACTGTCCACTCCCAAAAACGGGAGTGCCAGTTTATGTTGAGCACGAAAACACGGGGATTTGGATCGCGTGTTGGTGTATCGACGACGGACCCGTTCACGTTTGGAGGCGCGGCGACAAACTGCCTAAGGAGTTTGTCGATCACATTATTGGCGGCGGAAAAGTCTACGCTCATAACGCTCAGTTTGAATATTGGGTGTGGAATGAAGTGGCTGTGAATAAACACGGGTGGCCGCCCATTAGGTTAGATCAAATTTATTGTACCGCAGCGATGTCGTATGCAATGGCCATTCCTGCGAGCTTAGAAAAAGCGGCGAAAGCCGTCGGCCTTGATATCGAAAAAGACACTAAAGGCCAGCGCACTATGATGACCATGATGCGCCCCCGATCGTTCGACACGAACGGTAAACCTATTTGGTGGGACGATGAAGAGAAGATGCAAACTCTCATAGACTACTGCGTTCAAGACGTTAAGGTCGAGAGGGCCCTAGAGAAAAGACTTCTGCAACTCACACCTACTGAAAGGGACGTATGGGTTGTCGATCAAAAAATCAACAATAGGGGCATTAAAGTCGACATTGAAGCTGTCAAACAAGCCATTGGTATAGCTGAAACTGAGCGCGAAAGACTCACTGCCGAGCTAAAAAAGCTGACGGGCGGCGCCGTGTCGACTACGAACTCAGTCGGCCAGTTTAAAGATTGGCTGAACTTCGTAGGGATTGAAACAGACAGTGTGGCCAAAGCAGCCATCACTGAGATTTTAGCTAGGGAAGACATCCCCGATGTCGTGCGCAGAGCATGTGAAATTCGACAAGAGGCCGCTAAATCAAGTGTGTCTAAGTACGAGGCACTGCTGAAAGGAACGAATGCAGACGGGCGCATAAGGGCTCTCATGCAGTACCACGCAGCTTCAACCGGAAGGTGGGGCGGCAGAAGATTCCAACCGCAAAACTTACCAAGGCCGTCAATGGATCAGAAGGATATAGACCATGTTTGCGATATGCTATCAAAAGGTACGGCGACTGCTGGCTACCTCAACATATTTTTTGACAATACTCTTTTGGCTCTTAGCGACTGCTTACGTGGTATGCTTGTGGCTTCTCCCGGTAAAATTCTAGTCGGTTGTGATTATTCGTCTATCGAGGCCAGAGTTCTAGCTTGGCTCGCAGGAGAAGAGAGAGTCATTCGTGTGTTCGAGACTCACGGAAAACTTTACGAGCACGCGGCTAGCGGCATCTTCGGGGTTCCCCTTGAAGAAGTGACGAAAGAGCAAAGACAGATAGGTAAAGTGGCGGTTCTGGCACTAGGCTATGGCGGCGGTGTCGGTGCATTCCAAAGTATGGCCAAAGGGTACGGGTTGAAAATTGCAGACAAACAGGCCGAAGATATTAAAAAATCTTGGAGAGAGAACCATAAAGCCACTGTTCAGTATTGGCGCGACTTAGAAGGCGCCTCAATATCCGCCGTACGCAACCCCGGCCAGCAGTTTGCAGCGGGCGCGGGGAGCCGACGCGTGATCTATGTCGTTAAAGGCAGTTTCTTATTTTGCAAATTGCCAAGCGGTAGGGTTCTTACGTACCCATACCCTAAACTGAAAGACAAAGAAACTCCGTGGGGCACCGTCAAAGAATGTCTCGTATATAAAACTGTTTCATCTCAGACCTACCGATTTCAAGAGGTTGACGCGTACGGTGGATTGCTTGCTGAGAACGTGACACAAGCTGTGAGCCGAGATATTCTCGCCGAAGCACTATTGAGATTAGAGAGGGGCCAATTCTTTGAGACTGTACTGCATGTGCATGACGAAGTTTTGTGTGAAGCTGATGAGTCTCTGGAAAATCCTTGCGAACTTATGGAGACGATTATGAATGAAAAACCTAAGTGGGCTGACGGCTTACCTATCCAATCAGAAGCTTGGACCGGAAAAAGGTATCAGAAATGAAGCTTGTCGACGCCGCCATTGAGCTATCTAAAAGGGGTTTTCATGTATTCCCCGTCAAAGCCAATTCTAAAACGCCACCACTCATTAAGGATTTTAAAACGAAAGCGAGTAGTGATGAAAAAGAAATCAAAAAATTTTGGCAGGAGCACTCCGACGCCAATATCGGGATCGCGGGTTCAAAATTCCAAGACGACAAGCGACTTATTATTGTCGACATCGATGTGTCGGGTGACAAAAAAGGGCTTGAGAACTTCCAAGCTCTTAAGCGAGAAGGTAAAAAGTTCCCCGAAACATTCACTCAAAAGACAGCGAGCGGCGGGATGCACCTCGTCTACTGTACGGATAAGAAACTCAAGCAAGGCGCGAACGTACTTGCGCAAGGTATCGACATTCGTTCAGAAGGCGGCTACATCGTCGGTGCAGGCTCTCGTGTTAATGACGGGGGTTATTCGATTGCACATGAAGCCCCTGTTTGCCGAGCGCCAGAGTGGATCGAGCTTATGTGTGCGCCCGACACAATCGACGACGCACCAAAAAACGAATTAAAAATAGACAGCTCAATGAGCGTTTCAACGGCCATCAGGTATCTCAAGAGTGCACCCATTGCCAAAGAAGGTGGCGGCGGGGATGAGCAAACGTATAAAGTGGCCGCCCAATTAAGAGACTACGGCGTCAGTGCTGATATGGCTCTCACTCTTATGAGTGAGAACTGGAACGACAGGTGTGAGCCGCCTTGGGAATTATTGGCTTTGAAAGTTAAGGTCGACAATGCTTACAAGCACGGACAAAACCCTGAAGGGTCTAAGTCCCCCGAAGGTATCTTCGAGAAGAAAGAAGACGTCAAAAATCCCGAGTATTGGGAAATCATAAACAGAAACCACGCCGTAATGGTTAATGAGAAGACACCAACTATTCTCGTCGACACGGTAGATGAAGACGGTAAACCCGATCTAAAGTTCATCTCTAGGGCGTCACTACTGACTAAGTTTGAGAACTGGCCAGTGTGGGGCGAGAGTGATAACGGGAGGAAAAAGAAAATCCCCGCTAGTCAGGCTTGGCTGCAAAATCCCCAGCGAAGAGAGATCAATAAAATCGTATTCGCACCTGGAAGAAAACTTAGTGATAGATATTTCAATTTATGGAAGGGCTTTACTACTGAGCCGATTCCTTACAAGAAAGCTAGCGACGACGCCAAAAGAGGATTTGATCTTTGGCTTGAGCACGTCCATTTGAATATCGCAGCTGGCGATAAAAACTTGGCCACATGGTTCATTTGTTATCTAGCGCACATCATTCAGCGTCCGGCTGAAAGAGTTCAGACTTGCGTAGTCTTCA